AAGTCGAACAGTTTAACGAGGAGTAGTAGATGGACTACGCAGAACAGCAAACCGATATTGAAGTCGCAAAAGTAGAGAAACACCTTTCTGATGTGTATAAAAATGCAAATAAAGAACTACAACAGATAACTAATGACTACTTCTCTAAATTTGCGGAGCGATATGAGAAGGAATATGATGCTTTTCTGCAAGGGAAATATACTGCTCAAGAGTTCAAAATGTGGTACTACACGCAGGTCGGAAGAGGCGAAAGGTGGCAAACCATAAAAACCGATATGGCCAAGAAAATGGTATCTCTGAATCAAGAGGCAGCGGCATATATAAACAGTAAAACACCCGGTATATATGCGCTTAATGCCAACTTTACCGCCTATGAAATCGAAAAAAAGAGTGGAATAGCCTTTAATATTGTCAGTGACGATGTAGTTCGGGAATTGGCACTTGATAAGAACCACTCCGAGTTTCGAGTTTTATCGGTAAACCCCAAAAGAGACTACGAATGGAATCAGAAACGCATACAGAATGAGTTGTTGTCGGGCATATTGCAAGGGAAAAGCATTGACAGGCTCGCTGACGGCTTTCTGAACGTTATGGGTAGTAATAGAGGGGCTGCGATAAGAAACGCACGTACAGCCCTAACAAGCGCACAGAACGCAGGCAGACAAAATACTTTTAACAGAGCCGAAGAGTTGGGAATAGAAGTTGAAAAAGAGTGGATAGCAACCGCTGACAACAGAACACGTGACAGTCATAAAAGGCTGGATGGTGTTATTGTAAAAAACAACGAAGAATTCCCTAATGGTTTAATGTATCCGGGAGATCCTGACGGAGAACCGGAAGAAGTATATAACTGTCGGTGCAGCATTAGGGCTATATTGCCAAAATATACGAATGGTGCTGCGTGGCAAACAAAAGAGTCATACTTGGCATGGAAGGAAAATAAAGAAAACGAAAAATTAACCACAAACTCGTTTAAATATGTGTCAAAACGTGGTATATTAGAAGACGCAAACAGTGCTAAAAAGTATGACATCAATGTCGAAGGGCATGGGTATATGGCAGAAGACTTTATTGAATACCCTGAATTGTTTACTAAATTTTCGCCATACAACTTAAAGATTGCTCTTGAAGAGGCAGGGTATGATGTTAGGCCGTTAGGAAAAGGTGGGCTAAAAGGAATTGCTTTTGAAAATGGTGGTGGTTACGGGGTGAACTTTGGTGGGAATAAATACTTACAGTATCATCCGGAAGAAGGCAGCCATCACGAAGGCGAATATTACAAAACAAGTTCAAGTAAGAATGGCATTCGAAGATATACTATGAAAGGAGTCGAATTTTGATGGACAATCGTGAAATTAAAAAAGAAAATGTGAAAGAAGAAGTTATTGCGTATCTTTCCGATATGTACAAAAGAGTTGGGACTTCTGAAGGATATGGATATTTGATGAACAATGGTTACATTGTAAGAGTTGCCGTCTGTAATGATGAAAGTTTTATGTTAGAGTACGCAGGCAATATGGAAGAAGTGGAAACAAATTACTTTGAAGATGGAGAATGGTTCCACTACGAGGATTTTAACACCGAAAAAGGAGTTGTTGACGCAGTCGTAAAAGAACTTCAGTATTATGAGGTACATGGCTGATGGATGACATGAAACTGTTAGTTAAAATATTAGTTGCGGTAAAAGCGTGCCAAGACGAAGATGTGTTTAATGTTAATCTTGTAGATGAGAAAGTGCTTAAGGCTACTTCAAAGCAAAGAGATCGTGTAGCGGTTCAACTCCAAAAGGAAGGTTATATTGAAGGGCTTTATGTAATAGACGGAATTGATAATTGCCCGGTGCCATGTGTGCTTTGGGGGAATTCTCATCCTGTACTTACAATTAAAGGTATGGAGTATGTCCATTCAGATAGTACATTTAAAAGTGTTGCGAAAGAGTTGGCTGGTTCTGCAATAGGTGCTGCCACTCAAATTGCAACAAATGTGTTATCAGGTATGATATAGGAGTGCTATGTCAAAGAAAATTACTTTTGAACTCAAAAATAACTATTCCCAACAGGCGCTAAATGCCATGCACAAGCAAGTTGAACGTGCGTTGACAATGATCGGATTAAAAGCCGAAGGTTATGCGCAGGTAAGTCTTACGGAGCAGGGTGCGGTTGATACCGGTAACTTAAGGAATAGCATTACTCACAAAGTTAAGATTAACCATAACGAGCATTCGGTATATGTTGGCTCTAACGTAGAGTATGCGCCATATATAGAGTACGGAACGGGTGTGTATTACGAAGGTGGGCGAAAGACACCTTGGTTTTATAAAGGCAAAGACGGAAACTACTACAAAACAGTGGGAATGAAAGCAAGGCCATATTTAAGACCGAGTATTTCGAATCATCAAAAGGAATACAAAGAAATAATTGAAGATGAACTAAAAAGATAAGGAGTGCAGAAATGCACTTCTTTTTTTGTGTAAACATTGCCTAACAGAGCCTTAATTGTATGCTTTAATTTTACTATGGTCCGAGGAAGTGGACAAATAATCATTCGTGGCAAAGAAAGGCCCCAAAGCAAAGGAGAATGACAATGGCTTTATCAAGAAGTTTTTTAAAGGGTATGGGTATTACAGACGAGCAGATTTCTGCAATTATCGAAGCGCATACCGAAACAACTGAAGCACTCAAAGAACAGAGAGATCAGTTTAAGGCAGATGCAGAGAAACTTGCCGAGGTTCAGAAGGAACTCGAAACTTTGAAGGGTTCCGGAAATGATTGGCAGAGCAAATACGAAGCCGAACACAAGAGTTTTGAAGCATACAAAGCCGACCAGGAAGAAAAGGCAACAGCACAGGCTAAAGTATCAGCCTATACCAAGTTACTTACAGACCTTGGAATCAACGAAAAACGTGTAAATAGCATTTTAAAGGTAACAGACCTCAAGGCTATTGAAATGGTTGATGGTGCAATTAAGGATGCAGACAAGGTAACAGAAGGAATAAAGACTGAATGGGCAGATTTTATTCCTGCAAGTAAGCAGGGTGGTGCGCAAACCCCAACTCCTCCCGGAAACAATAACAACAATGGTGGTGTAGACCTTGGAACCTTATCTATGGAGGACTACATCAAAGCACGTAATCAGTAAAGGAGACTTAAAAAATGGCTAACACATTTTTAACACCCGACATTATCGCACGTGAAGCACTTATGGTTCTTCGTAACAACGCAGTTATGTCAAAACTCGTTCACAGAGACTACTCTAACGAGTTCGCAGCAGTAGGCGATACAATCACAATCAGAAAGCCTGCTACATTTGAAGCAAAGGAATACACCGGCACACTTAATATTCAGGATGCAACAGAAGGAAACACCTCTGTAACCCTTAATAAGCACCTTGATGTATCTTTCGCAGTTGGTTCAAAGGAACTCACACTTGACATTAAGGATTTCTCCACACAGTTGCTTGTTCCTGCTATGCAGGCATTCGCAGATAAGATTGACAAGTATCTTATCGCTGAAGAAGCAAATGCAACAAACAGAGTAAATCACGCAAGTGGCGCAATTGCTCCTGCAGACCTTATTGCAGCACGTAAGGTTCTCAATGATAACGCAGCACCTCTCGCAGGTAGAAACTTCGTTATTGGTACACAGGCAGAAGCAGATCTTCTCGGTTCTGACCTTTTCGTTTCCGCTGAAAAGGTGGGCGATAATGGCACAGCACTTCGTGAGGCTTCTCTTGGTAGAAAGTTCGGTCTTGATACTTATGTAGACCAGAACATTGCAAAGGTTGATGATTATGTTCCTGCTCTTGCATTCCACAAGAACGCAATTGCACTTGTAACAAGACCTCTTGCACTTCCCAAGGGTTCTGCAAATGCTTCATACATTAACTATGATGGCTTTGCACTTCGTGTAGTTATGGATTATGACATCAACAAGAAAACAGACGTTATCTCCATCGATATGCTTTGTGGCACAAAGTTACTCGATGACAGACTTATCGCTGTTGTTGATGATAAGAGAGCATAAGAGGTTAAAGCATGGATGTTAGAGTAACAAAGGGTGACAATACTCACATTTGTCACTCTGAAGAACAGCTTAAAAGATTTCTTGCAGCAGGTTGGGTAGAAAATGCCGAGCCTGTTGAAGAAGTCAAACCCAAGAAAAAGTCGGGAAAGTAAAGAGGGAGGGCTGACAATGCTTTATGAAATTATGAGGCATATAAGAAAC